TGTGCCGGAGCAGCTCGCGTTTATGGCGGGGCATTACACGGTGCAGGATGACGCTAGGCCGGGGATGCGGGCGGATGCTTTCAAGTATCGTCGTTCGCAGTTGGTGCGGGCGCAGAAGTGGGGTAAGTCGCCGCTGATTGCGGCTTTTGTTTGCCTTGAGGGTGTTGGTCCGGCGTTGTTTGCCGGGTGGGCGTCTGGGGGCGAGCAGTACCGGTGTGCGGATCATGGTTGCGGCTGTGGGTGGGTGTTTGAGTACGCGCCGGGGGATGCAATGGGGCGTCCGTGGCCGACTGCGCTTATCCAGGTGACTGCGACTACTGAGGATCAGACGGATAACACGTATGGTGCGTTGCGTCCGATGATTGAGAAGGGTCCGTTGGATGATGTGATTGCGCGGACGGGCGAGGAGTTCATTCGGCTTCCTAATGGCGGGAAGATCGAGGTTGTTACGTCGAAGGCTACTTCTCGCCTGGGTCAGCGTGTCACGTTTGTGCCGCAGGATGAGACGGGCATTTGGACTGAGAGCAATAGCATGGTGAAGGTTGCTCGCACGCAGCGGCGTGGCCTTGCGGGTATGGGTGGTCGTGCGATTGAGACGACGAACGCCTGGGACCCGTCCGAGAATTCGGTGGCGCAGCAGACGTTTCTGTCGCGGGCTGATGATGTGCAGCGCGATTTCCGTCAACCGCCTGCGGAGTTGAAGTGGTCGAGCGGGCGGGATCGTCGCCGCATTCTTGAGTTCAACTATGCGGGCGTGCCGTGGGCGTTGTCGAATCTGGCGAGTATCGAGGCCGAGGCGGGCGAGCTTTCGGAGAGCGACCCTGCGGAGGCTGAACGATTCTTCGGCAACCGGATCGTTGCCGGTGGTGGTGCGTGGATGCCGCGTGGCCGCTGGGAGGGTGCGTGGGCTGGTGCAGTGGCTTCCAAATCCGCCTGATGGCACCGAGGTTGTGCTGGGCTTTGATGGCGCTCTGACGGGCTCTGCGGACTGTACGGCGATCCGTGCGGAGACGCTGGACGGCTACCAGTTCACGCCGCGTTACGGCCCGGATGCGCGTCCCACGATCTGGGTTCCTGCGGAGTGGGGCGGCGAGTATGACCGTTCCGAGGTTCACGCTGCTGTCGATGAAGTGTTCTACCGGTACAAGGTGAAGCGCATGTATTGCGACCCGTTCTGGTGGGAGACGGAGATTGGTGATTGGGCGCAGGAGCACGGCGACGAGGTCGTGATGGAGTGGCGGACGAACCGCCCCCAGGCGATGTTCGAGTCGATTAGCCGGTTCGAGATTGATCTGCGGAATGGCCGGATCACGCATGACGGGTGCCCGATCACGGCTGAGCATGTTGGTAATGCGGTGAAGAAGAACCGTAAGGGCCAGATTTACTTACTCGATAAGCCGGAGGAGCACCAGAAGATCGACGCGGCTATGACGTCGATTCTGGCGCACGAGGCGTGGGCGGATGCGGTGACAGATGGTTGGCGCGAAGACACTGAGACGGATAACCGGTTGTTCCACTTCCGGTAAGGGGGGCTGGAATGGCGATTGATCTTGAGGTTACGCGCACTCTTGAGCGTTTGGGGACGTTGCGGGATCGTTTGTGGGTTGATGATGAGCGGCTAGACCGGTACTACAACGGCACGCATCGTCTGGCGCAGATGGGTCTCGCTGTTCCGCCGTCGCTGCGGTCGTTTGAGACTGCGGTGAATTGGCCGCGTCTGACTGTGGACGCGCTTGAGGCTCGTCTCGACGTGAAGACGTTCTACATGCCGGATGGTCGCCGCGCTGATGCGGTGATCGAGGGGTGGGCGTTCAACAACCTCGATTCCGAGTCGTCTCTGGCGCACATTGATGCGCTGGTGTATGGGCGGGCGTTCGTGGTGGTGGGGTCGAATGCTGATGATCCGGCGCATCCGTTGGTGACGGTGGAGTCGCCGCGTGAGATTACGGTGGATGTCGACCCGCGTACTCGCCGGATCACTCGTGCTCTGCGTGTGTATGGCGTGAATGAGCAGACTGGTCAGCCGGAGCACGCGACGCTGTATGAGCCGGATCGCACGACATGGTTCTACCGTGGTCCGGGTGAGAAGTGGCACGAGACGGGCCGTGACGATCACCGGCTCGGCAGGGTGCCTATCGTGATGCTGGTCAATCGTCGGCGCGCTGGCGACTTCCGGGGCGTGTCGGAGATGGCTGATGTTCTCGGCCTGACGGATGCTGCGGCGCGGACGCTGACTAACTTGCAGGTCGCGGGCGAGACGCACGCGATTCCGGCGCGGTGGGTGTCCGGTGTCGCTAAGGGCGATTTTGTGGACGCGCAGGGGAACCCGATCCCGGTGTGGGAGTCGTATTTCACGGCGATGTCTGCGACGGGGAACAAGGATGCCAAGTTCGGGCAGTTCTCGGCGTCTGATCTTAAGAACTTCCATGACACTGTGAATCATTATGCGGGCCTCGTTGCTGCGGTGACGAAGATGCCTCACGCCTATCTTGGGTTGACGACTGCTCAGTCGCCGTCTGCGGATGCGATTCGTTCCGCTGAGGCCCCTCACGTGAAGCTGGCGGAGCGTAAACAGCGCGCGTTCGGTGATGCGTGGGCGTGGGTTGCGGCGCTGTATGAGCGGTTCCGTACGGGGTCGTGGGAGAACGGGAATGCGATGCGTACCGAGTGGCACGACGCCGCCACCCCGACTGTGGCCGCGCGTGCTGACGCGATTGTGAAGCTCACGGGCGGCAAGCCGGTGCTTTCCGTCGAGGGCGCCTGGGACGAGATGGGCTGGTCCGAGGCGCGCAAGGAGACCGAGCGGTCCCGCATCGAGGCTGAGTCTCTGGACTACTTCACGGTTGCCGAGAAGGCGTTGAATGTGGAGGTTGCCGACGATGGTGGTACAGAGGGTTCCGTCCCGGTCGGCTGACCATTACGAGCGCGTTAAGGGGTATGCGCGGGCGGCTGTTGTCGCCGCGCTGCTGGCTTGGCGTGAGGTGAATCCTGACCGGATCGGCGAGTCGTGGGCTCGACTGTCTGCCGAGGTTGCGCCCGCTGTTGCGCTGTCGCAGTTGCAGGCGTCCGAGTCGGCGCTGTGGGCTGACGGTGGGGTGCGTCTAGAGACGGGGCAGTACGAGTTGCCGTCCGGGTTCGCTGACCCGTTCGCGTTGGCTGGCTGGACGGGTTCGGGTGCCGATCTTGAGCAGGCGCTACTGGCTCCGGGCAAGGTTGCTCGTGAGGCGATTGGGCGGGGGTGCTCGCCCGCGCAGGCGCTCGATATGGGGCGTGCGCGTGTAGAACTGCTGGTGCAGTCGAACGTAGCGGATGCGGGGCGGCAGGCGGCGGCTGTCGGGTTCTCGACGCGGTTCACTGGCGGGTATACGCGGATGCTGAATCCGCCGTCTTGTTCCCGGTGCGCGATCCTGGCGGGCAAATGGTTCCGCTGGAATGCGGGGTTTGAGCGGCATCCGCGTTGCGATTGCACGCACATTCCCGTGAAGTCGCAGGAGTGGGCGCGCGATGAGGGGTTCGTCGCTGACCCTTACGAGTATTTCAACTCGCTCCCCGAGGCGGACCAGGCGCGGCTGTTCGGTAAGGATAACGCGCGCGCGATCCGGGACGGTGCCGACATCTTCCAGGTGGAGAACGCGCGGCGCGGCTCGTCGGGTATGACGACTACGGCGTCCACTGGTCGGCGTGGTGTTTACCGGGGACGGGGCGCGCGTCTCACGCCGGAGGGTATCTACCGGACGGCTGGCACGCCTGCGAACGCGCAACGGATGCTCGAACGGTACGGGTACGTGCTTCCGGGCGGGCAGGACCCTGAGGGCGTGTTGCGTGGTCGCCGTGAGGGCTGGGGCCAGATGGGCGGCGGCGGCAAGCGCATCGGTGCCCGGTTCGATATCGAGCAGGCTCGCCGCACTGGTGTCCGCCGCGCTGACGCCCGCGCCACGATGACGGCGGCGGAGCGGCGCAGGTTCGACGCCGCGCTGCGCTGGGACACCGTTCGAGAGGGTCGCAACCCGTTCGGTAACCGCCCATTGACTGACCGGGAACGGCTACAGGTTGAGCGCGACTTCGCGCAACAGGTTCTCGGTTTCTTCAACGCTGACCCGTCTTTGGCGAGGTCGCGTTGATTCTTTGTTCTTCCCGTTCCGCGCGATGCGGTGCGGGTGATTGCTCCCGCGATGGGGGCCAGATTGATAGGGGCACACATGGCTGACGAGACCACGACCGAGGCCGTCGAGGCGACCGAGACCAATACTGAGCAGAGCGATTCTGGCGAGGTTCTGGGCGATGGTGGCAAGAAGGCGTTGGAGGCGGAGCGTAAGGCTCGCGCCGATGCCGAGAAGGCTGCGAAGGATTTTAAGGCGCAGCTCGACGCGCTGAACGACGCGAAGCTCACGGAGACGGAGCGGCTACAGAAGCAGTTGGATGCACTCACTGCCGATTACAAGGCGGCGCAGGTTGATGCGGCGCGTAATCGTGTTGCGGCTGAGGAGCAGATTCCTGCTGGGCTGGTCGGTTATCTGACT